AATTTACAATGCTGCTAATCCAATGAATAACGCAGGAGTATCTGCACCAACATCATTACGTGGTAACGTACTTGGCTTAGATCTATACGTAGATCCAAACGCAGTATCTACAACTATTGATGAGTCTGCATTTATTGTTGTTCCTTCATCAGTATCAATTTACGAATCACCAATCCTTCGACTATCTGTAAATCAGCCAGCAACTGGCGAGATCGAAACAGCACTATATGGCTACATGGCCGTTGGTGTATTAGTCGCTGGTGGCGTTCGCCGCTTCAACCTAAGCTAATAACTTAGTAATTTAATAATCCCTAGGGTTTAGTAGCCCTAGCCCTAGGGAGCTTTTTAAGAAAGGATTACATGGCAGCAACATTTGTGACTAAAGCTGAATTACGCAGTAATTTAGGTATAGGTACTTTGTACACAGACGCAACTGTAGAAGAGTGCTGCCAATCTGCAGAAGATTTAATAAATCAATATTTATGGTATAACTCAGCACCAGTAGTAAGCGTAGGCTTACAAAACAATGTCGCTACTGTAGTGCTTGCAAATCCTGGCATATTTACTGTAGGACAAACTATTGCTATAGAAGGATGCGGCAGTATTTATGGCGGCCAACATGTAATTACTGGTTCATTCCCTGGCTCAACAGTACCTGCATCTTTAGGCACAGCATTTTTTACCACATACCCTTTTACTAATTATCCTTCAGGTTATTCATTTATTCAATTTACCGAAGTACACGCTAATGATCCATTCCATAGGATTCTTCCATACGGCAAAGCATCAGGCCAAGACACTAAAGAAGATGATTACTCTGTGGTACCCGCAATCAGAGAAGCTGCGATGATAATTGCAGTGGACATCTGGCAAGCACGTCAAGTTAGCCAGACTGGTGGGGTAGGTATGGATGGGGTATCTGCAAGTCCTTACAGGATGGGGTACCAACTGATAAATAGGATCAGAGGCCTCATCCAACCGTATTCTAATCCTAATTCACTGGTCGGCTAATGCCAGCTGCAATCACCACACTACGCAGCACACTTGCAACAGATTTAACTAATGCAGGCGTGTGGTCTGTATTTAGTTTTCCACCGGCAACACTACTGGCTAACAGCGTAGTAGTTACACCTGGTGATCCTTACTTAACACCTAGCAATAACGACTACATAACTATTGCACCTTTAGCAAACTTTAAGATTCTTATGACTACGCCAGCATTTGACAATCAAGGCAATCTAGCAGGCATGGAAAACTTTATATTAGCAGTAGTAACTAAACTAGCAGCATCAAGTCTTACATTAAACATATCTACTATTTCAGCACCTGCTATAGTCAACGCAGCTAGTGGCGACTTACTGGTATCTGAGATCACGGTGTCAATTTTAACGGAATGGAGTTAACATGAGTTATAAAGGATTAACAGAAGAAGAGCATAACTTTCTGGTCAAAATAGGCCAGATTACCGACCAACCAGCAGCGGTTAAAAAACCAGCGGCTAAGAAAGATGAGGACAACGAATAATGGCAATCTATCTAAGTAATGGCGTTGTTGTCACGCTGAACAGTGTCGCCCTAAGCGATCACGTAACAGCCGTAACAATTAACCGCTCATTTGATGAATTAGAAGTAACAGCTATGGGCGATACAGCTCACAAGTTCGCAAAGGGTCTAGAAGCCAGCACTATTACTATTGACTTCTTAAATGACACAGCAGCAGCTAACGTAAACGCAACACTACAGGCAGCCTGGGGTACTACAGTGCCACTAACAATTAAGCAGACTTCTGCTGTAATTAGTGCAACTAACCCAGAGTATCAAACAACAGTATTGGTAAACAATACTCAGGATGTAAACGGCGCAGTGGGCGACATAAGCACACAGTCAATTACATTTACCTGCCAAAGCCCTATAGTAGTTGACGTAACAGTCTAAGGAGTAATAATGGCAAAGCTAAAGATAACAAGGGCTAATGGTGAAGTATCTGAGCATAAGATAACACCAGGTGTCGAGTACGCTTTCGAGTTAAAGTATGGCGCAGGAATTAGTAAAGTCCTACGTGACCACGAACGGCAGACTGAGATTTACTTCTTAGCGCATGAGTGTTTACGTAGGGCTAACGTAACTGTACCTATATTTGGTATTGAGTTTATTGACAGCTTAGAAACTGTCGAGGTATTAGACGAAGAAAAAAAATAGTACAGCGTGATTCTACGCTCTACGCGATAGCAAGTTTATCTGTAGAGCTAGGGATCGCGCCTAGTGAGTTTATTAACATGGACTCAGAGATGCTACGAGCAATCGTGCAGGTCTTACAAGATAGAGCTAAGGAGATTAAAAATGCCAGTCGTCGTAACAGGCGTTAAGCAACTCCAGAAGGCTATGAAAGATGTCGACAAAGACCTTAACAAAGAGATGTCAAAGAATATTAAGCAGGCTATGTTAATTGTGCGTGATCGTGCACAAAGTTATTTACCACTACAAAATGAAGTATTAAGCGGCTGGGGTAAAGGCACTGCATCAATACAAACAATTATAGATCCTAATAGATTATTTCCACCGTATGATTATGCCTTAGCAAAAAGCAAGGTTGCATATTCCGCAGGTCAAAATAAAGCAAACGACAAAGGATTTAAAGCTGCATTTTATGTTTATAACAATTCTAGATCAGGTGCAATATTTGAGACTGCAGGCCGCATAGGTAGGCCTAGAGGTAATAAATCATTAAACCCTAACGCACCTGTGCAATTTAATTCAGCTGCTGAGATGCTATCTAGCATGAAGGGTCAAGGCAAGCAGCGTGGTCGTGTTATCTATCGTGCTTGGGATGAGACTAAAGATGTAATTATACCTAGAGTAGTTAATGCTATTGACACAGTAGCAAAGAGATTTATTAAAGACACAGAGCAAAGAAGGGCTGCATAATGCCTAATTTAATTGTCAGTGCAGTCAGCACATTTGATAATAAAGGATTAAAAAAAGGTAAGAAAGAAATATCAGCCTTTGATAAGAATGTGCAAAGTCTAGGTAAAACCTTTGCTAAAGTATTTGGATCTATTGCGCTAGTTAACTTTGGCAAGAATGCAGTCAACGCATTTATAGATTCCGAGAAGGCAGCCGCTAAACTACGCACGACAGTTAGCAACCTAGGCTTAGAGTTTCAGCAGCCAGGCATAGAAGATTACTTAAAAAATCTATCTCTACAATTTGGCATAGTAGATGAGAGTTTAATTCCAGGTTTTCAGCGTTTATTAATAGTAACTAAAGATGTTGCTAAGGCACAGAGTTTATTTGAAACTGCACTCAACGTATCAGCAGGCACTGGCAAGGATCTTACAGCTGTATCTACAAGCTTATCTAAGGCTTACTTAGGCGATAACGCAGCACTAGGCAGGTTAGGCGTAGGACTTAGTAAGGCACAGTTAAAGTCAGCATCATTCTTAGAAGTACAGCGCACACTTAACGTTAACTTTGCAGGTCAAGCCGCAGCAGCTGTAGAAGGCTATGCAGGCAGTATGGCTAAATTAACTGTAGCCGTAGATGAATCTAAAGAAGCTATAGGCAAGGGATTACTAGATGCCATAGCAGCCCTATCTGGCAGTAACGATATAAACACATTTACTGTAAAGATGGTCAATGCAGCTGAGAAGATAGGCAACGCATTTAGGACTGTTGGCGATGTTATAGGACTACTTAACCCTAACGCGAGCGTTAAAGTAGGCGGCAAGTTCTTACGCAAATCTGATATGAACGCACCTAGATTATCGCCAGCTACTAGCAGAGCCATGTTATTAAGGCAAGAGACTACACAGATCAAGACAGGTGTGTCATTACGTAAGCAAGAGAATGCTTTACTAAAGGCTAAGACTGCCGTAGATCAATTACGAGACAAGTTTGACCTAGAGCGCATAGGTTTAGCGGCTGCACTAAACGCTGCAACCGATGAAGAGACTAAGTTACGCATTAAGGCACAGATAGCCATACTAGATAATAACGAGGCTTTGGCTAAGAAGTTACTAGCAGAAATGGAAGCGGCAGAAGCTGCTAAAAAGTTAGCACTTGCTTTGGGCACAGTCGGTGATGCAACTATTGAATACTTTAAGAAACTAGCAGAATCATTAGTCGGCACTATGGGTTACTTTAATATGAGTATGCAACAGATTCTCAATGAAAGATTAAAAGAATCAGGGAAAATATCTTTAGGTGGTGGCATGACTGGTGGTGGCATGACTGGTGGTGGATTTACACCATTAACAGCCGGCTACTTCCAAAATCTAGGAACTCAGTTACAAGGATCATCCGCTTATGCTGGCATGAGTGCTGGCCAAATATCATTAGAAAGAGCTAGAGAATCAGGCAATAGATCTTTAGATGTTAATTTAGTAGTTAGTGCGCCATCGGGTAATGCCTTTGCACAATTAGTAGCTGAGAGTATTCAGGTGGCTGGGCGTGATGGATATAGCACTGCACCTAATGGCGGATTACCATAATGGCAGTACCTGTAATAAATGCAATAATTAACTTTAGCACTGGGCCATCCTTCGCTCAGGCTATGATTATTGACCAAGGTATTTTAGGCACTAACGTATTGGCCGATGCAGCATCCGTAATTGTAGATGTGTCTAATCAAGTTAATCGTATTGAGACTAACCGAGGCCGTACTGCATTATCAGATCAATTTCAAACAGGCGCACTTACTTTACGTATAGTAGATCAGAATGGCGACTTTAATCCGCAGAATGTTACTGGCCCGTATTATAATTTATTAACACCTATGAAGAAGGTGCAGATTACTGCCACCTTTAACAGTGTTACCTATCCTATTTTCTCAGGATTTATTACCTCTTATGTAACTACATACCCAGGTGAGTCTGGTGAAGATGTAGCAATTACAACCATACAAGCTGTAGATGCTTTTAGATTAGCCCAATTAGCACAGATCAGCACAGTTACAGGTGCAATCGCAGGTGATCTAGCAGGCACACGTATTAACGAAATATTAGATGAGATCTCATGGCCAACTTCTCAGCGTGATATAGATGCAGGTCTTACTACTATGCAGGCAGACCCAGGCACTAACCGCACAGCACTACAAGCGTTGACTACTGTGAGTACCTCTGAATACGGGGCACTATATGTAGATGCCAATAATTCTTTTATTTTTCAAGACCGAGCTGTAACTGTTGGATCAATTGGCGGCACACCCACAGTCTTTGCAGATAACGGCACAGGTATAGATTACTTTGATGCATCATGGATATTAAACGACACACTAATATTTAATAAAGCCACTATTACTAGGATCGGTGGCACAGCACAGGTAGCATTTAATCAGGCATCTATAGACAAATACTTCCTGCATAGTTATTTCCAAGACAACTTACTTATGCAGACCGATGCCGTAGCCCTGGATTATGCCCAGGCTTATGTGGCAAGTAGAGCAGAAACTACTATCCGATGTGATGCCATTGTCCTAGACCTATACACGCCTAACTATGATACGGGCGTAGTCGCAGCCCTAGACCTAGATTTCTTTGATCCTATAACCATTATTACTACCCAGCCAGGTGGATCTTTGCTAGAGAAGACCTTACAGATTTTTGGTGTACGCATGAACATAACACCAAATAGTTGGAAAACAACCTTTACAACACTAGAACCTGTCATAGATGGGTTTATAATAGGCAACG